AGGCCATCCAGGTGCTGTGCAAGATTGCAGAGACTTTGGCTTTGACATGTTTGACGACATAGTCAACACCAGCTATGATTGGTCACCCAACGACCAACGCATTGAACTGGCCTTGAATTTGAATTGTGATTTTGCGGTAAATGCCAGCAACACAGAATCATTGAGACCAAGATTGATAGCTAACCAACAGCATGCACTCACAGGTTATCTAGAATGGATGCAGCAAAAATTTACAACTGACGTCACAAAATTAGTGTCGTTTCAAGAAGTCTAACCATTTGTTCAAATCGCCGTAAAGAGCCAACATCATGGCCTGTTCGCTGCCAAACACAAAGAGCTGTGGTTTTTTGCCCGACTTGATAAAGTAAGGGCAATCAAGTTTTCGATTCAATGTGATCAAGTGCCAACCAGGCACGGCTGGAGGGATAGAAAAACAGTGTGTTTCAAATTGGCCAACTGTGGTCAACACATCAAATCCCGCTTGCGTCAAACGCATTCCACCTTGTGGTCTAAAGTCCATCCACCAACTGTGGCAGGCGTGGTCAAAGTCAATGCAGTTTTCAGGCGGCAGTAGTTCTAGAACACGTTGAGTGATTTGTGATTTATTGAGCATGAGGGTACACTTGCGCCCCTTGAGTCAACAGTACCACGGTGAATCGGTCTGTCTTGAACTGTGAATTTAATTTCTTGGCCAAATTTTTGGCATGGCCTGGGTTGGAGAAACTGACCTTTTTGTACTTAGGACCTGGATACTGTGTCAACATGTTGGACGTTTTTAAATTGATTGGCTTTGAATCGTAAAACACGGCCCACACACCTTCAGACGCCAAAACTTGTTCAGTCTTATAGGTGTGCTTGTCTGTGTGTTCAATCAGTATTGTAGGCTTGGGTCGAGACATGGATAAACTCCTAGTTTATTTATCCCAAAAACTATGCAGTTTTGAAACTGCCTCCAGCCAACTGTACCTCAATGACCTGTGACTGCAATTCGGGCGTAGACCTCAATTGTTCCAAAGTTATCAGCAGTTTGGTGATATCACCGTGCAGATCTTTGGCTTCACGTAGGGTCAAGATCACATCTCGGCTGCCGCGGCTTTCTGCAGCCTTGATTGAGTCAATGAATCGATGTATGTGTAAACTCATGAGAATTTGTTGAACGGGCTAGATTTTTTTAAAAATGGTTTGAGGCTCGGCGGCGTCCAACCTACGGGCTTGAGAACCTTGCCATCTTCACGCTTGCGAACCTTGCCAGTATCTCGATCAATTTTGGCAAAGTTGGTGCGCATAACTTCTTTCCATGCGCCTTCGGCATCGGCACCCATACTATGAATAGCTCCAATGGTGACCACAAGAATGTCAATCAAGGCATCCAAGGCCGCTTCGTCATCCTCGGCCTCTTGAAGTTCTGTGAATTCTTCTTGGATGAGATTGCAATACATATCCCACTGTGCTTGATCGCCTGTGACACTTTGATCACAGGCTCGCATGAATTTTTCTTGATCACGAAACGGATTGGTCACGTGCTTGCTCCTCGGTATAAAATGGTCCTTGATAGGAATAACGATCCAGTACAATCAGTTTAGGATTGTGCACAACTTTCCAACTGCGATGCTGTTTGACACAGTACCAACCAGCTGCAAACCACGATTTAGATTTGGCAGTCTTGGTAAACAATGGCAGTTTCATTTGCACATTCCACATGCCGTTGTGTGTGCGACAGCCGGTGGGATACCCATGCACTTGATTGGGTTGTGGACGACTGATTTTTTCAGCTGGTTCGAATTCAATGTTTGTATTGCGACGAACCATGGGTATGGTTTTGTAGCTGGAAACTTGATTTTGAATTTTTACCACGTATCCATCGGCACTGGCTTGGATGTTGCCGATTTTTTGATCGTCTTGTTTGAGTATCCAATACTGATTGGCTACCACTGGTTTGGCCACTATCATTTCAACACTCCTTGATAGGTTTGATTTAGCCAGCGACCCACTGTTTCGGCTTGGTCGCTGAGTTTGGTGAGTTCGTACTTGCCACAGAACTTTAAGAAATGTGCGCCCACCATGCCTGTGTCTTTGCTACTAATTTGTTCGCGGATCACAGCGTCCACTGTGTCTTTGACAGCCTGAGGCTGTGCAGTGAGATCAATCAGTTCACAGTTGCGTTCATAGTCTTCCAAGACCTTGTGTTCGACCTTTTCATGATCCATCCAGCGTTGCAACATGAGATTGTTCCAGTTGTAACCTTTCTTGTCACGATCTTCAAAGGCTTCGGTCAGTCCCACTTGATTCTTGGTGCCTTTCACACGCACACCTGGATAAGCCGAAAACACATTGTCGCCTGGGTCACCACGCATGCACTTCAAGAACAACACCCATTTCTGATAGTCTAACGGAGTCACAAAATTTTTGTCAGTTTTGCCAACTTTGATTTTGGAATTGCTTTCAATTGAAAAACTCAATTTGTTGCCTTTGGCGTCTGTTACACCATCAACACTGAACAGATGATCGTTTATGCCATTGTACAGTTGCACGTTGGGCGCAACCAATTGCACAAAGTCTGAGTCACTGCTGACAATGATATGTTCATCTTGGGGATGTAGTGCAATCCAGCGGGCTATGACATCGTCCGCTTCGGCTGTAGCGCAACGGATCACACTGCAATTTGTTCGTTGTGACAAATATTTAGTCAACTCGTCATAAGTTTCCCAAAACAGTTTGTCTTCTTCGGCTTCGTCTTCGCTCATAGCACCACGAGCCACTGCACGGTTGGCCTTGTAGGGTTTGTAATGATCTTTGCGCCAGCTACGACCTTCCAGTGCAAACACCACGTGATCCACGCCAAATCGTCGAGCCACTTTGTTAGCACTCATCATAGTCAAGTGCAGAGCAAAACCCAATTTGGTCCATGTGTCGCTGGCCCTATGCGCTGAATGTCTAGCGCAAAAAAACATGTTGGCAGTGTCAATCAGCAGGTACTTCATGTGTGAGCTAGAATTTGGTTACGATTGATGTATTGTAACACATAATCGGCCCAAAGTCTATGACTTGCGGCATCAAAATGATAGCTGCCGGCTGTGGCATAGGTGCCTCCATTTTTGAGCAGCCAATTGTGGTAACTTTGGTTTTGATGGTAAGGATAGATGTAACAATTTTGCCAAGCACACTGCTGGTCTGGTCCAATGTCACTGAATGTATTATGCCCACTGAAAAAAAGGTGCCGAATATTTTGGGTAACCAATTCTTGGTGCAGTTGCCAAATTTCTTGGTGTGCTGCTTGGGTGCATGCAGTCCAGTCTATGTTAACAATGTACTGTCTATAGCGATCACGCAGTTCTTCTGGTAGCCAATCTGTACCAGATGCATTAACCTGATACCACGTGTTGTTATGCAGCCATTCTTGGCGTTCCCATGTGGTCCACTGCAACACCATTACAGTTTGATCTAACCGATCACGATTTTGGTTAATCCATGATCTGGTTGTGCGTAAAATACGGGCGTTGCTGCCTCCAGACTCTGCGTCACAAACCAATTCAGCTCCCAATTCTTGGGCGACATGGCTGCACCAGCTGGCAGCTAAATTTAGTGGATGGGGACGACGGTCGATTCCATGTCGTCCATCGTCTACAGCAAAACAATCAGCTACCACGGCTTCGGCTGCTGCGGTGTGACTGCAACCGTTGACGTAAAGAATCATTTTTGTAGCAGAACTTTTTCAGTTTCGGCAGCTACCACACGCTTGCGTAAGCTGCTCGACGAGAATGAGTGATCTCGGCCGTTGAACACTAATTGGATGCCGCGATCGTAGCATTCGCTACGTCCTGTGAAATCTTTGTCTTCATATTCTACGCCAAGGATACGCACATCCAGGGGCAGTATCAGCAGTAGGTCAATGAGATCTTGTTCTGTCTGATACACAACAACTTCATCAACGTAACGACATGCGGCTAACTGTATCTGTCGCTCAACAATACTTTGTACAGGGCGATTTTTAGTGTCAGGCCTATCAATAGTTGGGTCTGTTTGCAGTCCGCAGATTAGGTAGTCACAGTGATTCTTGGCTTCTGACAGCATGGCAATGTGGCCTGCGTGAAGCATGTCAAAGGTTGAGAAAGTGATACCAATTTTCTTGCCTTCTGATTTGAGTTGTTTGATGTGATTGAATA